TTGGGAAGCTGAAACGAGCATGGCGTCCGCTACTGCGCAAGGAGAATCCTACGGCCTGGATTGGTGCTTGGCGCGAAGACGACTTCGCCTATCGCCGCAGGCAGGTCGGGAATAGGTTTTGAGATTTTGGGCATTCCGAGTATAATAGGATTTGTCATTTACTGTGAGGAGGGAAATTGGGATATCTACCTGACGCAATCTCATCAGCAATCAGTGGTCGCGCCATCAGAGAATTCAACATCGAGTTTCATCCTGGTTCATTCAGCGTCATGATGGCCATGCTGGCCGAGGCGCGCAGCAATCTCTATCGCTCAGGCGCTCAGCGCCTATCCTACCTGACAGGCTTTTCAAGAACCAAAGTCTTCCTGTGCCTAGCTGCGCTGGAAGAAGCAGGCCTGATAGAGCGCATCCGACGCGAGGGTGGCTTTGTTGTGTATCGCATCATCAGGAGTGGTGTCGGTGTTTAACTTTACTTTTGGCACAGCACCTAAACCAACGGATTCCGTGCTTTCTACAGCTTTGACAAGCTCGCAACGGACGGTATCCGTTGGTTCAAAACAGTCCACCCTATATATAGCCCTATGTGACCTTATGCGTCATAGCGCGAAACGCTTCAGACTTGGACGCTATAATGACGCTTTACATTCTTGTATTTGTTCTTTTCTTTTCTTTGTCTTTTCTTTGTTCCGCGAGGAACACTCTCTAGGAGTATTACGAAGGAATACTTCTATCGCCAAGTGGAAAATCGCTCCCCCACTGAGGGTGGGGAGCTGGCTGAGGCAGCCAGCCAGGTTGTTCACAAGATGAACAAAGACAAAGAAAGATTTCAATCGCCCGACATAGCACGGGACGCTGAAGCGCTGGCTGAAGGTGATGTATCCAGAGAAGGACTGCTGATGCTTGGTCGTGCCTATGACAAGCTCATGCTCCACTACTACAAGCGCAAGAGCTATCTTCTGAATCCTTATCAGTCAGCGGCAAAACTTGATATGCGAAAGCGACACCTGCTGGCTCTTATTCAGCAAGCTGCTGTCGCTGGTGCATCGCCAGAGATATTCTTGCGTGCTCAGTTTGCTCAGCTCCAGCAATTCACCGAGGCCTTCCCTGCCATCCAAATCTTAGCATCTGACCGCGCTCCCAAGCGCTATGAAGCATACATGCGGCGCATGAAAGAAACCTATGTCAGTGATGTACAGCGTGATAAGTTTCTCAGTGCTATACCGATCCCAGCTACAGCACAAACGCTGATAGAGTATTCTGTTCAGGCACTGTTGAAGCGACTGACTCGTGTAGTTGGCATTACTGGTGCACTGCCTGACGAGCTATATCAGAGTGAGCTTGAGATGATGGCGCGTGGTGGCGAGTTGAAGCCTGAGTTTATTGTGACACTGGATGAGCGCTGGCTGAATAATTCCATGTACATGTCAGCTTTGGCCACACAGGCTCGGATGAAACACAACGCCGCTATGGTTGCCAGCATGAAGGCTCTGAGCAAACGACTATTCATGGCACACACTACAGACGAGAGGATACTGCGCTATGTCTGAACCAGCATATGATTTCTCTTCAGCTATCCAGAAAAAGATTGTCGCCATGCTGATGATTGAAAGCACTTCTATGCTTAACAACATGGATGTTATACGACCAGAACTATTTGACCACGCCGCGCTGCGTGACATTGTGGCGCTGCTGTTCAAGTTTTACCAGAAGTATCGGCGTCAGCCAACGCTGGAAGAAGTGGCCACAGAGTTTGAAGACCTGCTGGCAAATAGTCCGCGTCTGCCAGAAGAGGAATATCGTGCCGTGTTTGCGGCGGTGTTAGAGCAGGCTGATGGGAACTTTGACTATGTTCGCGACAAGGTGGTTGCGTTTGCTCGTCATCAAGCTGTCCAGAATGCCATCGCTGGCGCGGCTGATAAATTGAAGAAGCACAAAAGTTATGAAAGCATTTTGGATGATGTGCGCTCCGCGTTGGCCATCGGTGAGGCAGCCCAAGACCTTGGGAAGTTTCACCATCATGACCTTGAGTCGCGCATTGCGCGCCGCGCCGAGGGACTGACGCGTCGTGATACAGCTATCAGTACAGGCATCCGCAGCCTAGACAACATTCTTGGTGGTGGACTAGGAGCAGGCGAGCTAGGGATTATCATGGGACCGATGAAACGAGGCAAGACGATGTTCTCAGTTAACATGGCCTATGGTGCTATGAAGAATGGCAATCGTGTGCTTCATGTCATTATGGAAGGCAGCGAGGAGCGACTTCAGGTTCTGTACGACGCACGCATCAGTGGTATTAAAAAAGAGGATGTTGTGCGTCGCGAGAATAGCGACACAGTGAGAGCTGAGGTTGAAAGATTTTATGGTTCGCCTGGAGTTGAGCGCCTGAATGTTAAGCATTATTCCGCGCAGTCGTGCTCGCCTATGGCTATTGAAACACACCTGCGGAAGCTGCAGACATTCCACAGCTTTGAGCCGCTGCTGATAATCGTTGATTACTTAGGGCTGATGGTGAGCAATCACAAAGCTATCGCCAACAGTGGCGATAAGTATCTCATGTATGGCCAGATAACGAAGGAGCTGCTTGGCTTGGCCCAGCGTGGCGGCCACGCTGTGTGGCTCCTTCACCAGAGCACACGCGGCTCTAAAAGTAAAAAGACTGTTGACCTAGAGGACAGCGCTGACAGCATTGAGCCAATGCGAGACGCAGACCTCATCCTAACACTCAACCAAGCCGAGGACCAGCTGCAGACAGACAGTGCTAACATTACCAAGCTGCGCATCTTCGTCGCAGGCGGTAGAGAGGTTGCCGACCGTGGCCAGGTTGATGTTATGATAGACAGAGGAAAATGTCTTATTGAAGAGCTTCCGCAAGAAAGGAGACCTACCAATGAACAGAGCTGAATTTATGAGCAGCTCAGACCTACTGCTGGAGAAGGCGCTGAAGGTTCTTTCAGCCAAGGCTGCCTACTCAACCGACGCTGACGCGCTGTCTGGTCTTAAGGCAGACGCTGCAGCGAACAAGGTTGTCGGTCTTGACTTGAGTCGCGCCACCCATCGCTGTCTTTCTGAGATTGTCAAGAAGGTGCGGCGACTGGTGGACATCGAAGCCAGAGGATTTCCTAGCGGTGCTGACAGCGCGGAGGACAGCGCCTTGGACATTATCAATTACACCGCGCTCTATTTTGCGCTTGTAAAGGAGGCCACCGATGGCAAGGAAAATCCTGCTGGGTGATGGTATCAGTGCGAAGATATTCTCGTTCTACAATCCCGAGTATCTTCGCATAGCGCCCGAGCGTGAGGCGCAGATTGATGTTGATGAGTTTCAGCTATCAATACTGCTGGTGCGTTCTGAAGCGGTGGACAACTTCTTCACTGACGTTGGGCTGCCCATACCCGACGAGCTGAGTGTGCCCATCGGATATTACATCAATCAGCTTTACCATTCTGGCAATCCTCCTGTGGATGTGCGCGCGATGGTGATGGACAAAAAGCTGAGTGGCATGGACAGGCCGCTGTCGCTTTTCAAGACCGAGGAGTTGGTGGCTGAACCATATCTAACTCGCAGCAAGGATGCGATGTCAACCTATCAGCTCAAGACTCCTGTGCTGGTTCAGCTTCTCAGTGATATTCTGCGTGGCAAGCGTGACTTTGTTCACGACCGAGTTGTCCACATCACAGATCGCAGCGTCACGCTGAGCAACGGGACTGAGATTGAATACTCACATTTGGTCAGCACCATCCCAGCCTATATATTTTGGAAAGTGTACGAAGGACGCTTCGCTGAGCAGAAGGTGTTTCACTCTTTCCCGATGTATGTGGCACGTATGAAGCGCCACATTTGGGACAGCGCTTATCCAGCTATCCCAGACCGCGTCATGTGCTACTTCCCAGAAAGACAGTTCCCATTCGATAGAGTGCGCGCTGTGCCTGAGCTTCAAGGCGACGAGCTGCTCATAGAGAGCCCAGTCTCGTTTGATGGCAGCAAGGAGTTGAAGGGAGCGCGCATCATTCGCAGCTATGCCAACATACCACCGCCACGTGTGATGTTCCTTGGACGCTATGCCCAGTGGAATCCTGATGTTGTTGTTGCAGATGTGATACGGCGCAGCGCTGACAAGTACAGCACCGAGGATATCTGGAGTGACCAGAAGGCTTTTAATAAGCGCTTTGTGGCGTACACACCCGACGCGCAATATGTTCAAGGCGTTGTTAAGAATTATGTGCTCCATATGATTTCAGAAATAAACAGTCTGCTCAACACCATTAACTGGAAGATAGATGCCACAGAGCAGGTCAAGATGGAGCGCGAGAAGATACTTGAAGAATGGATTGATGTGTTTAAGTTCTGGCTAAGCATCGGCCACATGTTTGGCTTTGATGTGGGTGACTTTGAGCGAATGTATTGGGATAAGTCTAGGCGCATTGAGGATAAATTTTCAGCACAGGAGAGGAAGGACGATGTTTAGCAATCAGCTAGGAGCAAGTGTGGTTCACATCGGAGAGGGCGAGGAGCGGCTGATGGTGCTCACCACCAAGCTGGCCGAGTGTTTGTCGGAACACTTTCCGGAGTTGACAGTGTTCTGTATCCAGGACATAGATGGCGAGGACCACGTGCTGGCCACCGACCAGGAAGGCAAGTCTGTGTTTGACTTGCTGGTGAGTACACTGCGCAAGTTCTGTTTCCTGTGGTACTACATCCACCCAACTCCTGGAATGAAAATGGTTGAAGCTATGAAGCTGCTGGCGCTGAATAGCAATCTGGACTTTGTGGTGAAGTATCCGAACGTTCCGGTGAAGGTTGGCTTCCCGTGTATTGTTCGCTATGGCAAAAAGCCAGCAGGCAATCCTGAGAAGTTTATAGTCAAGTTCGGCAACCCCATGCTTGAGGACAAGGTGTACACCGCCGAGGCACTAAACACCTATCGTTCCTATAACTGGATGGCCACACCAGACGCGCTGAAGATGATTTTGCGCAAGGCCAAGGAGATGGTTGTGGAGCGACTGGGAGTCAAGAACGCTGACAAGCTTCCCAATGTGCGCGGCTATCTGCTGTATGCTGGCTGCGCATACAGCTACTTGTACCCACAGCTTGGATTCGGGATGCGAGATATTGACGTTGAGGTGCTGTATTCTCCAGCGTGGTTCACCAACACCCGAGCGGCTTTTACACGACACTGTGACATTCCTGAGTTTGGTGTGCCAGAATACTTTGGCGGGAAGACGCGCTGGTTGGACTTGATGTGGAATAGTTTTCACAGCGAGACTGGCAACTTCAACAATGATGTTCTGGTGTATATGAATGAAATGAGAGCGCGCTCTGACCGCTGGTGTACGATGACCCAGCGTCCGTTCATAAACCTGGAGACCGAAGAGGTTGTCTATACTCCAATATGGCTGGAGAAATTTAAGAAGTTTCTGACTGAGGGATGACCGATGCACAAACCATATTCTATACAGGTTGAGCTTGTCAGTGGCTGTACCAGGCAATGTGAATACTGCGGTCTCCAAGCCATTTGGAAAACAGGCGACGAGCGCAAGTTTATGGACATCCACACAGTGGATGCTATTTCCAAAAGCTGTGGTGAGTTTCTTGATAAGGCCAGAGTTGAGTTTGCCATGTTCGGTGAGCCAACACTGCACCCAGAGCTGTGCGATGCGCTGCTGCTATTCCGAGGCAATTTCCCCAAATGCCAAACCATGGTCAATACCAACGGCGACCTTGTCGCTGGCAAAACTTTTCAGGCTGACAGGATTGCTCAGTATTTTGAGTGCGGCTTGAATCTCCTAGCTATCAATGTCTACGACTCCGACGAGAAGTATGCTAGGCTGCTGGCCGAAGCCAAAGCTGCTGCCATTCCTGGAGTTGTTGTTGGCGAGTACACAACTGGCATGAATTATTACACATACAAATCTCCGACAGTTAAGGAGATTATATTCGTGCAGAGCATAGCGCTTCACAATGGCGCTCGCAACACCCGAAGGATTTGGAATCACGGCGGCAATGTCCCTGCTGAAATCATAGAGAAGTATGGTGGTCGGACTGACAATCTGCCGTTGCCGAACATGTGCGTCAATCCATTCAGAGAGATTGCTTTCCGATATGACGGGACAGCTAATATCTGCTGTATGGATGTCAAAGGAGAGTATCCTATTGGCAACATCGCTGATAGTTCGGTTGAGGAGCTTTGGTATTCCGAGAACATGCAGCTGGCAAGACGAGCGCTGCTGGGCAAGGACAGGAATTTCGCGCCGTGTTCTGGCTGCAATAGTCCTGGCGGCTTTCGTCGAGCACTTGAAAATAAATGGTTTGATGAAAAATCGAAAGGAGAAAAGTGATGCCTAAAGTCGTTCTGGTCAATTTCACACCGCGTCCGATTGAGACCATGATGTTCGCGTACAAGAACATGCACGGCAGCCTTCCCAACTCACTGGACGAGCTGGTCGCTACTGTCACACCTGCGCTGAAGAAAGAGTTTATGGACTATCTTCCAGCCGAGTCGCTGAGTGGTGGCGTTCAAGAGTTTGTCAACATGGTGTGGTTATTCAAGGGCGTGAGTCGTGCCTTTCAGCAGCAGCTCACGCGCCATCGCACAGCGGCTTATTCCATCCAGTCGCTGCGCATCGTTCCGAAAGAATACTTCGCGACAGACGGAGATTACCACACACCCAGCAATGTCAAATATGAGGAGACCTATCGCCGCGCCATGCGTGGCATTGAGGAGAGTTATTCCGAGATGGTGTCGCTGGGTGAGAATACCGAGGTGGCACGTGGCATACTTCCGCTGAACATCTGCTCACCCATCACCATGAATATCAACCTGCGCGCTCTGGTCGGGCTGATATCAGCGCGGCTGTGTCGCATGGCACAGGGAGAGTTCCGCGTAGTGGCTGAGATGATGGCTGCCGAGGTTGTTAAAAACATGGGCGAGGAGTTCGCTGTGCTGTTTGCCGCGCCTTGTGAGCACAGCGGCATCTGTCCCCACGCAGACGGCTGCGGCTGGCGGCCTAAATCTGAGTTCGCCGAGGGTCGCAACACTCAGAGCATGAAGGACTGGGTGCGGCTCTAGGATGGTCACCCTGACAGGCTTGGGCCTTCCCCTCACCAGGGCGCTACTGCCAGGGGAGAATGGGCTAGGATGTGAAATGGCAGGCCTCCTTGGGCCTGAATTACTAACGAGAGGAGACGAGTTATGAGTGGCGAAGCAGGGCTGGTAAGATTCATTGTGGAACAGCAGAATCGGCTTAGCTGTATCATCCGCTACAATAACACTCCAAAAGTCAACGGAGAGAGTGTTGCTGAGCACAGTTTTTATGTTGCCTTGATGGCTATGGTTATTAGCGACTATCTGGTCTGCAATTCTGGTATAAAAATTGACCAGAGCAAGCTGATACGCATGGCGCTGATACACGACGTTGAGGAAATTATCAGCGGCGACATCATCAAGGTGCTGAAGAGTGGTGGCTTCAAAGAAGAGCTGGAGAAGATGAACGAGCGCTCAATGGTTCATATCACTGGGCAGTTGCCGTATGCTCTGGGTGGGGAGTATATGGAGCTGTGGCGCGAGAACAAAGCAGAGCTGACTATTGAGGCCAAGCTCTGTGACTTCTGCGACTGGCTGGCTGTCGTCGTGTACAGTATCAAAGAGGTTCATCTCGGCAATGAGTATTTCAGAGAGATTCTGGAATATGCGGTGGAGAAGTTTGGGCACTTCGCTGAGCGCGTTCCGGAGCTTGCGCCGCTGGTAGTTGAGCTGGCCAGCTATTCGGTGAAATATCTTCTCAAAGACCCACGCATCATTGAGAGTATTAACAAAGCTGTTAGAATTTATAAAGGAGAATGAGGTGAGGTACTTTCTGTACAAGTTTCGCGAGTATTACAATCAAGAGACTCTGAACGATCCTAGAGAGCGCATAGCTAGTCTGTGGGTGGAGCGCGACACCAATGGTGACACAGGGACTGTGTTTGGGCTGCCATACTATGAGAATAGCCAGCAGCCAGTGTGTGCTCGTTCAGCCCAGGTTGTTGACAGAATAACGATTGGTCGCGTTGAGATTGTGCGCTTGAATGGTCGCCAGAGAATTCTCCACACACAGGTTGATGCTCGTCGTGCTGAGAATGCGCAGTATCTGCAGCAGCTGGGTCGCTGTATTCGACTTGAGAAAAGTCGTATTTGTGGCGGCGGTCGTGATGGTCGAAGGACTCATTATAGCCGATTCCGTATGGATGAAAGGAGATTGATTTGAAGCCAGTCACTCATCTACATTTTCACACAGAGTACTCGCTGCAGGACTCTCTCATTCGAGTTGATTCAACTCTCGCCTCGCTAGTAGAAGAATACAGCATCAAGGCGATCGCCATGACTGACCACGGCAATGTGGATGGCGCTGTCAAGTTCTATCAAGAAATTTCTAAGACCAAGGCCCAGCCGATACTGGGCTGTGAGTTCTATGTGGTGGACGACCTGCGCGACCGCGAGACCAAGCATCGCTATCACATGGTCGCGCTGGCTAAAAATCGCAACGGCTTTACCAGCATCATGCGCGCCTTGACTAAGGCTAATCTGGATGGCTTTTATTACAGACCGCGCATTGACTGGGAGTACATGTTTGAAAACCTGAATGATGTGGTGATAATGACAGCGTGTAGTGCTGGGTTGCTCAGCCATCCTAACTGGAAGGAGCTGCTGGAAGTTTTCCAGCTCAAGTACAAAGAGGACTTTTATATTGAAGCTGTTGTCATTGACAAGTACAGGCCGCAGTTTCCTATCAACGCGATGGCGCTTGAGGTCAGTGATAAGTATGGCATCAAACTAGCAATCACAGGCGACACTCACTATAAAAATCCAGCCGACTGGAAGGCACGAACTGTTGTGCGCGCTATTGCGAACAACTTCCGCGTTGACCCTAATCTGCAGCCAGCGCCTGACGAGTCTGACATCTATATGAAAAACTATGACCAGATGATGGTCTCGGCGCGTGCGTTTGGTTTCAGCAGCGAGGCGGCTGTCGTGGATGTCTGGGATGAGATTGCTGACAAGTGTTCATTCCGACTTGAGCCCATCACAGTATCTATTCCGGTGGCATATGAGGCAGCTAAGGCTGACCCTGCTTCTTATATACACGCTGTGTGCGAAGAGGCAATTCAGAAGTTTCCCGCGCTGCGCGACAGCGTGGTGGCCAAGGAACGCATGGCCTATGAGCTGGTGCAGATTTCTGAAGGTGGGTTTGCGGAATATTTCCTGCTTGTTCAGGAGATGATTCAGTGGGCCAAGAGCAACGCCTGTCTGGTTGGGCCAGGAAGAGGCTCGGTCGGTGGTTCGCTGGTTGCTTATATCATGGGAATAACCGATGTCAATCCGCTGGAGTATGGTTTGGTGTTTGAGCGCTTTATCAGCCCAGGTCGCCACGACCTACCTGACATTGACATTGACTTTGAGGATGGCAGCCGCGAGCGTGTTATTGAGCACATGAAGGAAAAGTATGGCAGCAACAAGGTCGCTTATGTCTCTACATTTGCCACCACTAAAGGGCGCGGCTCTGTGCGCGACATAGGTCGTGTGTATGATGTTCCGCTGGTTGAGATTGACCAAATCGCAAAGCAGATACTTGTAAGGTCTGGTGGAGATGCGCGGTCGGACTTTACCATCGAGGACACAGTGGAGCTTTTCGAGAACGCACGAGAATTTAATCGCAAGTTCCCATATGTTATTGAGACAGCCAAGGTCATTGAAGGTCTGACGAAAACGAAAGGTGTCCATGCCGCTGGTCTTGTGGTGGATGTTGATGACTTATTCAGCGGCGAGAAGTGTGTGCTCCAACGCGGCAAGGGTGGCGAGCTGGTTATTAACTGGGACAAGAAAGACCTTGAGTACATGGGCATGATGAAGATTGACGCGCTGGGACTGAAGACTCTCAACATTCTGCGTCGCATCACCGAGCTAATCAAGCGTCGACACGACATAGATATTGACCTGCTGAAGATTCCATTCGACGACGAGAAGGTGTACGAGTTCTTCAGGCGCGCAGACACAGTTGGCATATTCCAGTTTGGCTCAACAGGGATGATGCAGTATCTGCGAGAATTTAAGCCAGTCAATTTTACCGAGTTGTACCAGGTCAACGCGCTGTGGCGTCCTGGCACGCTGCGCTCAGGCCTTGCCACTGAGTTTATCATGCTCAAGAATGGCGAGAAAAAGCCTTCCTACATTAATGAGAAGCTTAGAGCTATTCTTCAGGAGACATATGGCATTGTCCTGTTCCAAGAGCAGGTCATGTACATCCTGAATCGGCTTGGCAATATCCCGTGGCGCACCACCGATGTTATCCGCAAGGTTGTCAGCAAGAGCGAGGGCCAGGAGAAGTTTGAAACATTCAGGCAGCAGTTCCTAGATGGCGTCAAAGAGCTCAGCTCGATGACTAAGCCTGAAGCAGACAAAATCTTTGACCTTATGAAGTTCTTCGGCTCCTATGGTTTCAACAAAAGCCATTCGGTGGAGTACACATATCTTGGCTATTGGATGATGTGGCTGAAAGTGCACTATCCGATTGAGTATATGTGCGCCTCACTCCAACGCGCCGATGACCGCGCCGACATCACTGGGCTGCTCAACGATGCGGCGCTCAAGGGCATGCGCGTGCGGCTGCCAGATATTAATGAGTCCGAAGAATCATGGACGATTGACAGCGGCGGCGCGTTGCGCGCTGGGTTCAACATCATCAAGGGAGTCTCTGACCGTATTGCTGCAGACATTATTCGTGCACGCACTGAGTCTGGTGGCAGGTTTGAAAGTTTTGGGCAGTTTCGTGACAGCACCACCAAGCGCATAGTCAATGTTGGCAAGGTCAGAGTGCTGCTTCAGGCCAATGTTTTCGGGAGCTTGATGGATGATGTAGCGCGGAATAAATGTTTATTCCATATAGAAAAATATAAGAGCGCACCGATAGATGTGGCAGCGCTCACTGATATTCCTGACGATGTGGTGGTGACAGTCAATGAGGATATATTCAACTTTGATGTTTCGGAAGATTTCTATGGCAGCGGTCGCAAACTGATTGAGCTGCTTATACCACACCTTGGTATGAAGAAACTGACTGCTGTGTCAAACTCTCTTATAGAGGGCATCATGCCACACTATTGGTATGCTGGGAAGTTTGATGAGATGAAATACGGCTATCGCTCCAAGGTTCAGAACACATCTGGTGAGAGTAAAGGATTCTCCAACGACCTGGGTGGTGTGTATGGTGTATTCCGCGACGACACATATCACGCCTATGCCACCGTCACTGGCGAGTTGTATCGCAGACCTGACAAGAAGGGTATGATTGAGGAAGGCGCAGGCAAGCTACTGGTGATGTGGGCCGATAAGCCTTTTAAGACAGGCAGTCTCTTTGCCCACCGACTGTATCCACTGGAGGATTTGAAGCACGGCCTATTTGAAGACATGCCTATGGCTGGACTAATTACCACCGAGTCTCCGAACATGAGTGCTATCTCCCAGGACATAATTGAGTGTCAGCTGTGTGCAGGTCGTGCTGATTGCAAAGCACCAGTGCCATTCTCAGCAGGAGTGTTCGGTGGTGTGATGATTGTTGGTGAAGCGCCAGGAGCTGACGAGGATCGTGAGGGTGTTCCGTTCCTTGGCAGGGCTGGCAAGATTCTCTGGGACTTGCTTCCTATTGAGCGAGATATGGTTCATGTGACAAATGTGCTCAAGTGTCGGCCAAAGGACAATAAAATCACCGACCAGTCTATACTGACTATCTGTGGCACCCAGTGGCTCAAGCGGGAGATTGAAACAGTGAAGCCTGTGCTGATTCTCTCGCTGGGGAAAACAGCATTGCGCTTCTTCACAGGCGACAAGACCGCCAGCATAATGGAGCGCAATGGGCAGGTGGATTGGAATGATAAAATTGGAGCATGGATTGTGTATGGCATCCATCCAGCGATGGTTCTTTACAGCATAGAAAGCAAGCCGCTGCTGGTCGAAGCTGCCAATAAATTTGCTGAGATGTTCAGCAAGCTGATGCCCAAGTAGAAGCTTTGAGAATTGAGCAATACCGAGTATAATATATGTGTGGAGAATGTCTTGCGAGTTCCCACTATCTTATTGAGCGTAAAGGAGATTGCGTTATGATTGAAAAGCTCACAGTTGTCCTAGGAGACGAGATACAGGAGCTAAATCCAGACGCCGAACTCAAGCTCGCTGAAGAGACCATCAACGACGACCTGAAGAACCAGCCTTCGCTGTATGCTTTCTATGCGGTGATGCACGAAGCAGCAGAGGCTGTGGTCGCAGACCGCAAGCTATCGTTGGAGACTCTTGAGGCCATGCTGGATGAGACAGTTCGCGCAGAGGCGGCTACTGCCGGGACCAAGGTCACAGAGACGATGATTGTCAACCGGATACGTCTTAAGGAAGACTATCTGGATGCCGTCATCGCGCTCAACAAGGCCAAGGCCCAGTCTGGAAAGTTGCGCGCTATTAAGGACGCTTTCGTTCACAGGAAGGACATGCTGGTGACTCTTGCCAGCAACATGCGCGCACAGGCCGATCCCGAAATCTTTATCAAGAAAGAACAATTCAAGAACAGGTCTTAAGGAGGCCCAACACAATGCCTAATTTTGCATCACCTAACCAAGACCAGGACAAAAAGTTCCTGGAAGAAGAAGCTGCACGCAAAGGCTTTGACTGGAAGAACATCTTCTGGAAGCCCAAGCCGTCCAAGAAGGGCGAAGAGGTGGATAATGTTATCCGCATTATGCCAGCACGCACCGAGTCTGGTGCCACCTATCACATGAAGATAGGTAAGCACTTCATCCAGCACTCGCCTGGAGACTTGGAATCTTTCGTCTGCATGGAAGAAACCTATGGCAAGTCGTGTCCTGCTTGCGAAGAGGCACACCGCATCTATACCGAGGCCAAGGCCATGCCCAAGGCCGAGGGCGAGCAGCACCGCAAGAAGGCTATCAAATACGCAGTCAAGCGTATTGGTGTATTCAACGTCATAGACCGGACGGCCTATCAGGAGTTTAAGGAGGGCCGACTTGAAAAGCTGCCCAAGGTCCTGATGTGGGAATCGCCACGCAAGGCCTGCTGGGAGCGCATTGTGCGCAATGTGTCGTCGCGCGGTCGCACGTGGCAGCTGTTTGACCAGTACGACAAGGACGGCGCGGTTGTTAAGGCAGGCCGCGATGTGCTCATCAAGTTCTACCCTGAATCCGAACCCAGCTCCATGTATGACGTTCAGTATCTTGACCCACTGCCACTGGGTGATGCCACCGAAGTGGCTGAGTGGTACAACCAGATCCTGGACTTGCTGCCGAACAAGATTTCTATATATAGTGAAATTCCTTATGCGGAAGCTCGCATCAAGGCATTTGGCAGCAAGGAGGCTCGTGAAGCTCTCAAGGCTGACAGACAGCGTGCTCGTGAAGACGCGGCAGCGGCGCGTGAGGAGACCAAGGTTGCTCATGGCACCAGCCGACCTGCTGAAGAGCCTGCTGCTGCCGACGAAGAGGCTGATGTCACTGAAGAGGAAATGCTGCGCGACACCGAGGCCGACCTGCTGGGTGCTCCCAAGGACGAGCCCAAACCTGTCGCTGCTCCCAAACCTGTCGCTGCTGCTGCGCCTGTCGCTGCTGCCAAACCTGTCGCTGCTGCCAAACCTGTCGCTGCTGCCACTGCTCCTACGAGTGGCGACAGCGAGCTCAAGGCTCGCATCGCTGCAGTGAAGGAGCGCATGGCAAAGGGAGGCAAGGCTTAACATCATGAAAAAAGACATCCGGTCAGTGGTCGGGTCAATAGACCTAAGCAAGCAATTTCAAGAGCTGGCAAAGTTCCGTGTCCCAACAGGCATATACGCATTTGATAGAGTGCTGGGCGGCGGCATTCCCGCAGGCAAGCTGACGGAGATTTACGGCGATTACAGCTCAGGCAAAAGCCGCATAGCTGGCCACATTTTAGCTCAGACTCAGCGCTTGGGAGGTCTGGCCGTCTATCTCGACAATGAGCGTGCCTTGGACGATGGATTGGTGAAGCTCACTGGCATCAACGCTGAACAACTGGTCTATCCTGACCCTGACCGGATGTTGACTTCTATTGAGGCTGTGTTCAAAATTATCCAGGACATCATGGCGATGTTTCGCGAAGACCACACCGAAGAGCTGCTCACAATTATTTGGGACTCAGTGGCGGCCACTCCAGGCATTGAAGATCTGGACAACGAGTTGGGCATGGCCACTGGGGCCATGCGCCGTGCCAAGGTCATTAGCGACGGGCTGAAGAAAATTATGTCCGAGGTCTATCGCAGCAAGACCTGTCTTGTTTTCATCAACCAAATCCGTGACAAGATTGGTGTCATGTATGGCGAGAAAGTTGACACCGTCGGTGGCAGAGCTTTGAAATTTACAGCCTCGGTGCGTGCTCACATGTTCCTTTCTGGCAAGCTCAAGAACGAGAAGACCGAGGAGCAGATTGGCGCGAAGGGCCGACTGGTGATTGAGAAGTGTAAGGTCGGAAAGCCGTTCGGAGTGGTCAACTTTGAGATGATGACCGACTCGCCTATTGACCCACACACTGGTCTGCTGGACTATATGGTGCGCCACGAAGAGATAGTTGACGAAGGGCGCGGCTGGTACAAGTTTCCCGAGGGCAAAAAGAATTTCAGGGCTGATAAGTTCCCTGAGCTTTATGATGAGAGGAAGCGGAATGAAAACACTGATAGTTGATGGCAACAATACTGCGTTCCAGGCACTAGGCAAGGCTCCTCTGTTCCACGAAGGCAAGCGCACCGAGGTCATCAAGATAATGCTGACAATGCTGCGCGGCTATCTAGAGCGCTTTGACCCAGACGCGATGGTTGTGGTTTGGGACGGCGGTCGCGACCAGCGTCGCAAGGATGTGTTTCCTGAGTATAAGCACAGGAAGAAGGCTCCCACAGCTGCAGAGAAAAAGGAACGCGACTCGGTGTTTGAGCAGATGCGGGAGTTGGTGCCCATCCTCAGTGGTCTTGGGCTAGAGCAGTGCAAGGTCAATTATCGCGAGGGAGATGACATCATATATAATATACTCGCACAGGAATTTGCATCGCCAGGAGAGCGCATTGTTATCAGCACCGACCAGGATATGTTTCAACTGCTGGCTGAGTTTGATGACGTCAGAATTTTCTCTCCCATTAAAAAACTCATGATAGATTCCGACTGGGTGGAGCAGACGTTTGATGTTCCCATC